TGACAATGATGGCTACAGTGATAATGAAGGAGAAGAAGAACAAGAGCTTACTGATTACTAAAAAATGAGAACAAAATTATTCCTAGCTACATCATTACCGCTTTGGGCGCTCGCAACTTGGAGTTGCTTTAGAAGTCCAGAAGTCGAGACAGTCGTTCAAGAAAAGATTGTTTATCCAGAAAAAGTCGAGGCTTGTGTATCTCTCACTAAATTTCAACTAGAGAAGATGCTCGGGCATTTCAACGAGGACGATCATCCTTCTGAAATGAAGCGTTTTAAAAGTTTAGTTAAGAGAGAAGGAGACAGATGGAGAATCTCTTCGACTCACTTAGCCAAGGGAGCAGAAAAATATTCTCTTCCAGATGGTAACTTCTTTGTAGTCGATGCTTCCTTTATTGATTATCATGGAGACTTCAAGGATTGTATTACTTACGCTCACAGTTATAAAGACAATCACGAATATATCGTGTTATCAGCCAAGTAAAGTCGCAAATATAAGAAAACATGAACAAATTATTTAAAATATCATTCGTCTGTTTAATTCTATCTCTATTATTTAAATATGGAGTAGAGGCGTATGTTAATAGAGGTGCAGATTATCCAGAAGGCCCGACAGTAAATGGGGAGGAATTATTTGTTGATTACCCCGCTAATACATTTTATACTTCTGCAAATATGGAGGAAGACTCCTTATTTACAGGGATATCCGTTAGGTTCCATCCAAATGGCGAACTACTTGTGAAGGGTGGAATTAAAAACGGGAAACTTCATGGTCCGTTTGACGCATGGTATGCAAACGGACAAAAACAAATGTCTCTTATCTGGAAAAACGGAGAGAAGTTTCGCAGATTTAGAGCTTTTTTATCAAATGGTAATAGGATAGAGGGAGGGAATGAGCTAGGGAAAAAAGTTTTCTCTGGTGAAATAATTCTTGAGTAATACAATGTATTACAGATCAAATTATTCAAATAGAAATGAAATTTAATTACGCAAAATTAGGATATGGCTTATTTAGCCTAGCGGCAGGATTGACAGTGGGTTTGCTTTTGGCAATATTTGTTGGAATTTGTGCTTTTTTTAATTCTCTTGTCACATTTCCCTTGCATATCTACAAGCAATCCGTGGAATCTTATCAGGCTAGGAAGTTAAAGAAGATTTTTGGTGTTTCCAAAGACTTTCAACGTGCTGACTTTCAAGTCCCTGCTAAAGCAGAATCTATTTGGGATAAACATATCCGAAGAATGGAAGAGAAAAACAATAACAATAATAACAATTAATAAATAATGAAATCGTTTTACGAATTAAGTTTATATGTCATAGGGTGGGCAGAAGAGAGAGGTATTTTCCATGAAGGAGATCCTTTAGCTCAATTAGATAAGACTCAAGAAGAGTTGGATGAAACAATAGAGGCAGTAAAGAATGATTTTCATGGCAATGATCATGCTGAAATAGCTGATGGTATTGGTGACATGCTTGTTACTATTATCATTGCTGCCAAAATGATGGATCTTGATCCTACTACTTGTCTGGAGCAAGCATACAACGAAATCAAAGATCGTAAGGGTAAAATGGTTGATGGTAAATTTGTAAAGGAGAAATAACATGTCTAAATTATTAAATTGGTTTGAAAATGATGAATTATTTTTCAAAGAGTGTAGACAGGGGCAAAAATGGCAGGAATATGTGGGGCGTTATTTAGAAAAGCAAGGCGTTGAGGTAGATATTGCAGAGTTGTCTTTCCGAGACAATCCTAATGTCGCGGATTATTCAGACGATGAAGCTGGTCGATGGGCGGTTGCTCGAAAAAAAATGGAAACAGCGCGAAAAGAGTATGTCAATACAAAAGACATAACAATCCTCCCTGATCGTGTCGTGGAAGTAAAGAGTCGTAATCTTCGCTTCACTAGCCCGAAGGATTTTCCTTTTGAAACTGTTATAATTGACACTGTTTCTGGATATAATCAGAAAGACCCCAAGCCAAGATTGTATGTTAGTGTTAGTCGCGAAACAGGGGCTATGATCGCTACAAATGGGTGGGCATCAAAAAATTGGCGAAAAGAAAGAAAGTTTGACAGAGTAAGAAAAATTTGGGAAATAAACTATGAGTGTCCTATTGAGTATTGGAAACCTATAGATTATTATTTGCCTTCTATAAAAAAATATCAAAATGAACAGTAAAGAGCTACTCCAACTCCACGATGATACTTGCAATGCTTGCAAGGCAATCATGAAACAAAAAAATAGTGATTACACTGGCGGCAAAGGCGCAACTGATGTGTTCGCTAATTTTAATGCATCTAAAATGCTCGGCATTCACCCAGTTCAAGGGTTGTTGTTGCGTGTGATTGATAAGATCCAAAGAATCCGCTCATTCACTAACGATAAAGAACTATCTGTTCCAAATGAAACAGTAGAGGATGCTTGTGATGACATTGTAAATTATGCTATTCTAGCTAAAGCGATGTTGATGGAAGAAAGATCCCAGATCGAACAACCAGTTTCCAAATTACCGACTGGAGAAGAAGAGGTTCAAGCAGAGAAGCGTATGAATATTATCGGGCAAAACGGTAACGAAGGTCTTCATTATAAGCAGACTTATGCTGTCGGAGAAGGAGATATGCCGTGAAAAATGTTTGGAGGTTATGGGCAAAAGCATTAGGAGAAAAACAAGGTAAAGATCATGAAGCTGATTGTATAGCTTTCATTAGGACTGTAATTATTCTCCAAGCTGTTGTCTGTAACTTCTTTATTGTAGCTAATATTATAAAGAATTGGTAATGAACGCTGAAGAAAGACTAGCTTTAATTAAGAAAGCGTCAGAAAAAATCCGTCAGATCGATATAGATTCTAATCGAGAGAAGAAAAATATTTATAATTCTTTAAAAGAAGAAATAAATCCCAGCGCCACTTTAGAGACTTATCTTTGGGATTGCGTTGTTCTTGGTTTGAGGTTTTATGAATACGATATCGAAAAGATATTGAGAGAAGATTCTAAATGAAGATCGCTGTTTTAATGTGGTATGATGGGGGCTTTGAGTCTTATGGGGATAATTGCTATAAGATAAATAAAGTTTACTGCGATAAATATGGATACGATTTAATCAAATCTTCAGAGAAGTTTTATAAAACGAGAAGTGGTCACTGGGAGAGGTATCCGTTCATACTTAAACACATAAAAAATTATGATTATATAGTGTGGGTAGATGCTGATGCTTTTTTTTATAATACATCTCCTCCTATAACTAATTTAATTAAAAAACATAAAAAAGAAATTATATTTGGTGAGGATGATTGTGTAATCAATCCCCCTGCAATAAATACAGGCGTAGCCATTTTCAAAAATACAGAGAGAGTGGTGAAGATTTTGAAGAAGTGGGCTTATTCAAATGAATTAAAAGATAAATACTGCGGATTTGTAATAACAGATGGGTATTTATGCCCCAAATTGAACTGGATAGAAGATCAAGCTCTTGTTAGGGGTTTTTATCAAGATGATGTAGACAATGTTAATAGCATATCTGAAATAGTTCCTTATTTAGAGCTACAACATTATAATACCGAAGAGAGAGATATCTTATGTAAACTTAAAAGTTTACCATATATTTTTCATTTGGCGGGTAGACATGAGATGAGATACACAGAATCTAAAACATATCTTAACCTGCTCCGCAAATTAGGTCACAATATTTAAAAAAGATGTTTAAAATACTTACTACCTGTTATAATTGCGAAGTATTTATAAAAGAGTGCATCGAAAGTGTGTTAGCTCAAAATGAGAGTGAATGGGAGATGTATATTATAGAGGATGCAAGCACTGATAACACTATAAAGGAAGCGAGAAAAGCGTCCAACGGAGACTCAAGAATAAAAATTCTTAGTAACGAAAAAAATAATGGATTAACATTTAATCAAACACTAAATTTTGTTTATCATGCCAAGCCTGATGATGAAGATGTAATTATTATTTTAGATGGTGATGATTATTTTCTTCATTCAAATGTTCTATCATATGTAAAAGAAATATACTCAAAAGGTTATTGGTTTACTTATGGTGGAATTACCCATTCTTCACGTTTTAAGTGTCAAAAAGACTTTTATACAGAAATAAATTGGTCTGTGTCTTTAAGGAATCAACCTTTTTGTTTGACACATTTAAGATCTTATAAATTTTTCTTATTGAAAAACATTAAAAATGTAGATTTAAGAGATAAAAAAAATAACTTTTTCGAATATGGGGTCGATGTAGCTCTGTGTATACCAATGGCTGAAATGGCAGGGGAAAACAAATGCTTTCATGTAAAAGACAAGCTGTATTACTATAGATTCCATAAAGATAACGTGCATAGATCTGTAATAAAAGATGCACAGAGATCTGAATACATACAAAACGATTTGTCTTTCAGGACTCCATATGCAAAAAAAACAAAAGAACAATTGCTTGACTCGAAATGCGATTGGTCTATTATTTGAGCAACATGAATATATTCGCAGTAGACACCAACCCCAAGATAGCTGCACAGCAATTGTGTGATAAGCATGTAGTGAAAATGATCCTTGAATCAGCTCAAATGCTTTGCGCTGTCTTTCCCAAGGGAGATGCTCCATACAAACGAGCATTCTACAACCATCCATGCACTAAATGGGCAAGAGAATCTGAAGAAAATTATGAATGGTTGCTCTCTCACGCTTTTGCCATGTGTCAAGAATACACTAGGAGGTATGGTAAGATTCATAAATCTCTAGAAGCTATCCACTGGTGTGGGTGCAACTACCACAAATTAGATCTACCACGCATTGGTTTGACGAAGTTTGCTCAAGCTATGCCTGATGAGTATAAAAATAAATGTTCTGTCACGGCTTATCGTTCTTATTACAATGGAGAGAAAGCTTACTTCGCTAAATGGAGTAAAAGAGAGACTCCTTCTTGGTTCACTCCCCAGATCGAATCGTCTTTCGCC